TTATCGTGATGCGCAACCGTCATTACACCCGCAATAGATGCTGATGCTTCAGCTATTACCACGTTATCTCCATCAGAAGAATTAATAGTAATCTGTGAGGCGTGTGTTGTTGCTGTTAAGTTGGTGGATACGTTAGTGTTTTTAGCGTTATTTGCTGTGTGTTCATCAAATATTGCTTTAGACATTACACCACTGGCAGATGTGGTGGCTATAGGTATAACAGCGTCAGTTCCATCAGAGGACGTAATGGTTCTAGCCCCAGTTGTTCCAGTTATGCCTAAGTTGGTTGTCACATTGGTGACCTTGGCTGTATTGGCGTCTATCTCAGCAAGTAAAGTATTGCCTAACTTATCTTCTGTAACTGAGTCATTAGCTAACTGAGTAGTTCCAACGCCACCGTCAGTAATAGCGATATCATTTGCATTAGCTGTTATACCCGTTCCGCCAACCACGTTCAAAGTAGCGTCACCCGTTGTAGCACCTCCAGTCAATCCATTTCCTGCAACCACAGAGGTAATGTCTCCGCCGCCTGACCCGCTAATCGTGCTAAAAGAGAGGGTTCCGCTTCCGTTGGTTGTTAGTGCCTGACCGCTTGTTCCGTCAGCAGCTGGGTACGTGAGCCCACTCGCAATAAACGTATCCGCAACAGTAGTTGTTGCGTCTCCGTCTGAATTAACAGCTACAATAAACTTATCGGTGCCGTCCGCGCTTTCGCAAAGAATGTGGGTTTTGTTATCGTTTTTCGTATTTAGTACTATACTGGAATTTGGCGCTGCCGAAGAACCTAAAGCTAACGGTTGTTCTATTGTAAACCTGTTGGAATTTGTCCTTGCCTTCCAAATGGTGCCGACGGTTGAGCTTTTTAGTATGATTTCGTTTGCAGTAATTTCTAAACGACCTGTATTAGTGTTATCAGAAAGGTTGATAGTATCGGCAGACAGATTGATGTCGCCAGTTCCGTTTGGCTCAATAAGGATGTCTGCATTTGAAGCGGTTGTAATCTTATGGCCGTTCAGGTCCAGATCGCCACCAAGCTGAGGTGTTGTGTCAGCAACAATATTAGAGCCTCCGCCACCTCCAAACTCGCTGAAGTCTGCATACTTGATGTTGTTGCTATCGTCTGCGTCTTGAATCAAAACCCTATCCGTAGAGGCAGGTGAACCGATGTCGCTAAGCGTCATGTCGTCAAGAGCGGACTTCACGTTCGCCTCGTCGGTCACGTCCGCACTAGCCTCGATTGCGTTTAGCTTCGTGTGGTCCGCATCTGTAAACACATTTGAGTCAGTGGCCGCTTCAACTGCGGACCTGATCTCAGCGTTTGTTTGGTCTGCGGTTGCGGCTGCTTCAATGCCGTCCAGCTTTGTTTTGTCCCCATTTGCAAATGCGCCTTCGCTGGGTGGCTGTTGTGCGGAATCTGCTTTTGCGCCTTGAGCTGCTGTTGCGTAGTCAGACGAATTAAATGCTTTGACTTGTGCTAGGTTTGTAACCTCGTCATCCATCAACGCACCAGAACTCCTAACATTGGTCGCGTCTGTTACATCAGCACTGTCCTCAATAGAGTTTAGCTTGGTGTGGTCCGCATCTGTAAACACATTTGAATCACTTGCTGCCTCTACTGCAGCCCTGATCTCAGCGTTTGTTTGAACAGCTCCATCTGCCCCAGCAGGACCCTGAATCCCTTGGATGCCTTGGATCCCCTGCTCTCCTTGTGAGCCTGTAGCCCCAGTGTCACCTTTATCGCCTTTGATGCCTTTCTCCGTTACCGTAACAGAGTTGGAAGTTGGAGCCGTAACCGTTACCGAAGTGCTCCCCGATGCTGCTGTAACTGTTATAGCCATATTAGCTTGATATATCTTCGTTTACCTTGAAAGATCCTCTAAGGATTGTGGTCACCTCATCCCCCACTTTCTGTTGAATGTCGTATACGTAAACCCCCACAGGAAAGCCCGACATGACGTCAGCAGATGCCGTGACCTTTACGGTTCCGCTATCGGTGATATCCGTAAATTCAAAACCGCTAGTAAGCTTATCGGCAACCTTAGACTGAGACTTAGATAAAGCGCTTGAAGCTATGACCTCTCTTTCAACTGACTTGCCCCTGGTTTGACTTGGATTGGTTTTTACATCCATCAAGAACTCATAGCCAAGCGTTGAAAGCTGGATAGCGGTACCACTAGAGTCGTTTAAGGTCAGAGTAATCGAAAAGGTATCACCTCTCCTGCAAGTGATATCAAGCTTTTCTGATACATCTAAGTTTACTTTGCTTGCCATTTTAACCTAATAATGAGTTTACGATGTTATCCACGCTGTCAGAAGACTCTGGCAGCTCGCCTCGTGTGCCTTGTCTTTGAGATATCAGCTTGCTTTGCTCTGAAGATTGCTTTTTAACCCTCTCGTCTTTTCTGTCCTCCTTTAAAACTTCGAGCTTTTCTTTAAATTCTTGCTCGTCGGTCTTGAAGCCAAGCGTAGCCTGAGCCTTGATCAGCTCAATCTCTTTTCTAAACTGATGCCTTACCTGTTCAAGCTGAGCCTCTAGCTGACTCTTGAGCTGGAGCTGCTGTGCCTCAATTTGTGCCTCCATCTGCATTTCTTGCATCTTAGCCTGAGAGGCAGCCTGTGCTGCCTGTTGAGCCGACTGAGCTTGCATCTGAGAGTTTTGCATAGCCATCTCCTGCTGCTTAGCCATCCTCTTCTTGCGGCGGACAACAAGGAGGCGCTCAGCCTGGTTGACATCCTTCATGTTTCTGATAGCGATGGCATCTTCGATATCTAATTCTTTTTGTTGAATTGACATCTGAATGTTTTGCTCCAGGTAAACCCTGTCCTGATCCTCCATCTCCTTAACAACTTGAACGCCAAAGTTGTACATCGGGAGATCACTAAACGAAGAAAGAACGGACATGTTTTCTTTGCCTATAGCATTCTCATAGCTTTTGTACAAGACGGACTCCATTGGAAGGATTTGAATACACTTTACGATGTCCTCGCACACCTTCTTGTAAAGGATCATGGATGCATTCGTAATATCGTAGATCGCGTTATTGCCAGCTGCAATAGCGTTCTGCTGAACGCCCACCAAGGTGTCACCCTTCGGGGTAGAGGCATCCATCATCTCGTTGATTCCAGTAGTGTCACGGATCATTCGGAGATAGTGATTGTACAGACCAATCAATTCATTGATGTTTCGGATGCTGTTGCCGATCTCTCTTACAGGCGGGTTCTGAAATCCGCCCTCTGGGTTTTTACTTCTATAATAGAAGACACCCGTCTGCTCGTAAATATCATGCAGGTCCAAGGGTTGTAACTCTCCGCCCTTTCCTAGCTGCACATTCTCTAACCCTTCAATGTCGATGATCAATCCATCAGGCTTTGCCTTAGCTATGGACTGCTGAATCTTCAAGTGCGTGAGCTGCAACATGTCAGCAAAGCCAGTGCAGCTATCCACCATAGACTTAGGCATCATGTTTCTCATATTGGTTGCCACAACAGAGTATGACAGCCTACACTTTGATAAATCATGAATATTCTTTGGGATGTTTTTCACCATCCCGTAATTGAACAGGATGTCAGACCCGCCCATAATGTAAGACCCACCGTAAACGGTGGATATTTCCATCTTGTGTGGCTTTCTGTCAAATACGCTACCTTGTTTCTCCTCGTAGTCAAACCCCTTCATAAAGAAGTTCGTGTTTCCGAAACGGTTTTCTTTTTCCTCGAAGTAGATGCAATCAACAGATATGAACTCAAAGTCAAGGACGTCAACCATGTACTCGTCATAGCCATACTCTTGACGCATTGCCCTTTTGTTGTATGACTTCCTGCTGTATGCGTTAGGGTCGTTACCGTCTTTATTCTTCGCTTCCTTAGCTATTTTCTCAAAAACCTCCTCATCAAGTTCATGACCCGCAAGTCTCTTCAACTCCATGATGGACATGGTTTTAACATGACCAGCGTACATCATGTCATTAAAGCCAGGATCCTCAGTGTAACTATGAATAAAAGTGGAGGGATCCACATACTCCGTTTTAATTCCCTCGTTAGGGTCGTTGCTTCTTTTTACAACAGACATCCCTAGGGCCACTAAGTCGTTTACGCATCTTCGAAACACGTTATCATTGAAAGAGTTCCAAGAGAGCGTCATGTTAGTTCCGATCTGAGCGGCTATTTCAGCGTCGGTTTTTACGTTTGTACCCAACAAGATTTCAGCCTCTTCAAGGGTGTCGGGAAGCTTGTCTGGATCATCTCCAATGACCATCCCCGTATTTTCTTTTAGCTGCTGAAGCTGTTTCTTTGCTTCTACCTGTATTTCTACCCTTCTTTTTTTGTTGTTCTTCTCAGAAGAAGAGAGAGGATCAACAGCCTCAAGGTTTGGATACGGGTTGCGAGATAAAATTTTATTCGCCACAACCCTAACAAACTTTGGAAGGATGGGAACTGGAGTGTAGTCAAGATTAAGAAGGGTGCCATCTCCATCATTTGGGGAAAGGGATCTTAAAAGCTTTTTGTAGATATTGGTATCCTGTGTACCGTTTGCATAATCCCTGCTCCTCTCAAAAACAACATTTCTCTTACCGTACAACGAAGTGGCGCTGGTGATTTTCCCCCACTGAGACTCTATGGCTTTTGCGTACTGCAATCCGTAAGAATTGCTTTTTTTGGTATCTGTACCAACAAGAGGATCGGGGAAGGAGCTTTTACGCTTGTTGTTTGTGTAATTCATTTGTTGATAGCACTATAGGCGTATTCTGCAAATATAGCAAATACGGGCTAGACCTTATATTTCCTAAAAAACACCTTCTCCTGGAAATTAGCCTGTTCTTTTTCTTTTTGCTTTTGGGCTGCTAGAAGGGCGAGACCAGAGCTAATTGTCAAGTCAAACTTAGTCCTTTTATCTATCTTAAAGCCTATCCAATCCTCTAGCGTTTTATTGAAATACATCTTCCCGACCTCTCCGCTTTCGTGGTCTACACCAACATGTTCGTGGATGTATTTTTCTATGGACTGAGCGTGTGACTGAATGACATCCTGAGAGTTAGACGGTATCCCCTTTGTCTTTACGTTGACGTGTGAAGAGCTACTGAGCAAGTGTTTAGGGCGATCCATTAAGTAACCGTCGTAACCTCTTGACTCAAAGTATCTTACAATACCATACTTGTTGTTCTCTACAAGTAGCGGGTAGCCATAATAAAAAGCGCACATCAGAACGTCTTCGTAAAAGATGCTGGCAAGATCTGGGCGGGAGGCGTACTCCACCACAAACATATTTGGTGGGCGATTAAGACTGAACTTATTGTACATGTGTAGCGCCCCCTTCGACCCTCTTCCATCTACTGTAGCGTCTAAATCATAAGAGTCAACTCCACCGCAACCGTAATCTGTAAATGGAGCGGTTTTCTTACCTCTTTCTAGCTTTATTACATTTCTGTGCTCTGGGTCTGGCATCCAGCAAACCCTAAACCTTCCGTTAGGGGTGGGAGAAAACACGACCTCCTTATCCTTCTCCTTCCATGTGAAGTTGCCCACCACCACTGGATCTGGAAACAACTCTTCGTTGTGCTCTATCTGCTGATATATCTTTCCTATATTAAATAGGCTTCCCTCAATGCTGTCCCTGAATGCTTCGTCTTCAGTAAACGGGAACTGCCTGGTAACCTCGTTTAACTCTGAAGGGTTGTCCTTGAATGACCTACGCTCGTTTTTCAGATAGGTCTTACTGCCGATGTCAATAAAGTCTCCGTCGATTCCCTCTACCTCTTGCTCTGGATCCTCTATAACTGGATTCCCGTACAGGTCAAAGAATCCTTCAAGAGCGTCATAAGCTGGGATAAATATTCTGTACAGTCCTGATCTGGTTCTACCGTTGTTGTTTCTTTCGTTAGGGTCGGAATCATGCCACAAGCCTTTGTATTCGTTCCCTCCTTTATTCATGGGGTTTACGGTACTCCCGACAATAGCCTTTCCAACAATCTTTCTGCCAACGATTAAGCAGGTTCTCTCTATTCTCCAAGCCTCTCGTATATCCGTGGGCTTCTCCCATTTTCCAGCCTCATCGAGATACAGCATGTGCAGCTTCTCTCCGTCGTATGCGTTGTTCGTGGTGTTCTTCCAGTTGATCACCGTGTTGAGGGCGTCGCCCCTGAATGACGTCTTATTGTTTTTCGTGATTCGCTTCGAAGGCTCTCGGAAAGCTAGCTCCATGCGCGGGTTGGTAGTACCGTCCTGGATGGGCTTGAAGAAGAAGGGGTAACTGCGAAAAATCGCAACTACTTTCTTCATGAAGATGTTTTCCTGAGCGTCTTTACCAGTCTTCGACTGAATGCCAAGAAGCTTTTCTTTAACTTGGCTAGCTTCATCGACAAGTACAGCAGAGCATATATTGGTGTAACCAGAACGACGACACTTAGTATAAAGCTGACCAAAGCAACGAGGATCAATCTCGCAAGCAGCCATGTGGAGAAAGATTTCTCTTTGGAAAGCAAGGTATGATGGGTATCCGATATCAATTTTAGACCATTGTAAAAACATATAGTGCCTCCCTGTAATATACGTAGGCTCCCCATTGTTGTAAAACCACACACCGTCCCGCCTGCGCTTAAACTCTTCTTCGATATATAAACGAAACTTTGATCGAAACTCGGCAGGTTTTTCGAACCACTCATCCATACTTCGAATCCTCTGCAATTCTTCGGGCATAGGTAGGCGTCTCCACAACTGCAACGCCTTTGGTTGGTCATGGAAGAGTATCTCAGATCGCTTCGGTTTTTTTGGAAGTACAATAAATAACCCACTCGATTCGACGTGAGCTCCCTCCGTACCGTTAGGGTCGATCTTAATCCCTTTAGTTTCATAACCTTCTATGTCTAGTAGTACAGACATTTAATTTAATTAGTACACCCGACAGGACTCGAACCTGTGACCGTCTGCTTAGAAGGCAGATGCTCTATCCAGCTGAGCTACGGGTGCATATATTTATCTTTAAGTAACCAGCCGTATTGTCTTGATTATCAAAGTTATAGTCGTCCCAATATATCAATCCGCTGGGGCTATTTTGAAAATCGTTCTGCGAATCCACCTGAGTAGTCTTTTTCTTTTTCGATTGATCCATTGTCTTTTAGCTCTTTAACCATTTGTTCTAGACGCTGGCGCTCTACCAGCAGCTCCTTGCAGTCAATAGCTGTTTGTTTTATGGATTGCAATTCTGCTTTCCTGGCGGACCCACCAGCCTCTGGGTCAACAGGTTTCTTGACTTCCTCAATCATATTGTTGATGGCAACCTCCATGCTTTCCATCAGCCTCTTAGACGCGCTGATCGTAGTGAACTTAGACATCTTCCTGGATATCGTAAACGTAAATAGGGGTTTTCTCGCCCATATATGATCCAGCGATGTTATACTCGAAGTGTTCGATAGCGTCAGCTATATCCATCTCGTCTTCCTCGATGAGGATATCAATAATCTTCTGAACGCTGTAAACCGCCTTGGGCTCAACCCCATAAACAACCCCTATAACAGC